GAGGTTTGCTCAATCCTGAGCAATCCGCAAGATTCCTCGATTACATGTTCGATGCAACAGTAATCGGTAAAGTAGCACGTACAGTTCGAATGAGAGCTGACACTACAGAGATTGATCGTATTGGCGTTGGCACAAAGCTTATGAAGCTTGCAGCTGAAGCAGAGAACACTGGCGAAAATGCAGCCGTACAGTTCTCAAAGATTTCTCTCACAACAAAGAAGCTTCGCCTAGATTGGGAGCTTTCAACTGAGTCTCTAGAAGACAACATTGAAGGTGCAGATCTAGAAGATCACATTGCAAGACTTATGGCAACACAGGCTGGTAACGACCTTGAGGACGTAGTCCTTAACGGTAACACAGCTCTAACATCAGATGCACTATACAAGTCATTTGACGGTGTTGTTAAGATTGCAAAGGCAAACGGCCATGTAGTAGCTGGAGCAGGCGCAAACGTGTCTCGTGAAATCTTCAACAAGGCTCTTAAGGCTATGCCACGTAAGTACAAGCAACGTCGTCCAGACCTACGCTTCCTTGCAGGCTCAAACCTAATTCAAGACTACTTGTACTCAACTTCACAGTTGGGTCAATACGGTTCTGCTAACCCACAAGATATTGCTTCAAGCATTATCCGTGGAAATGAAGGCGGACTTGGTGGACCTGCAGGATATGTGGCACCATTCGCATTCGGTATTCCGATTGTTGAAGTTCCACTTCTTTCAGAGACACAAACTGGTACATATGCAACACCAACAGGCTCACATGGAGATGTCCACTTGACATTCCCAAATAACGTAGTTATTGGTATCAAGCGTGATGTAACTGTTTACCGATTCTTCTGGCCAAAGAAGGACTCAATCGAATATACAATGTATACTCGCGTTGGTACCCAAATTGAGCAGGCAGACGCATGGGTAGTCGTAAAAGACGTTAAGGTTGCTTCTTAATTTAAGAAATAACTTGCTGGAAAGGCCCCCAATTAATTTTGGGGGCTTTTCATTTTAATTTTCTAGTGCTATAATTTATATACATACCAAAGGAGTATATATGTCATTTGACACACTTAAGGTCAAGGATCTAAAGACATTAGCAGCAAACTTTGCAGTTGATGTCGATGGACTAAAAAATAAAGCAGATGTAATTGCGGCACTTGCAGAAGAGGGAGTTACTTGGTCAGTTTACCAAGGAACACTCAAGAATATTGAAAGCGCAAAAGAAGATGCAGACGAGATTCTTCCTAGACTGGATCCAAATCAAAAAATTGATGAAGATATGATTCTAGTAAAGATGGACAGACCAAATGCTAGATATGATGCCCTAGGCTTTACATTTACAAGAGATCATCCATTTGTAGCAATGAAGCCCGATGTGGCTCAAGAAATTTTTGATAAGGAGGAAGGGTTTAGATTAGCTACCCCTAGAGAAGTACAGGAGTACTACAACTAAGCCTAACAAATGGCAGAGATATATGTAAACACAAGCACACCTGCAACAACAAAGATTTATGTAAAGGGTGAGGCTGTAACACCTAGCTCTCCAGTAACTGTCAAAGTTTATGACATAACTGGAGACCCAGTCATATCTCCACCAATTAATCCAACATCAATACTTGCAACCATTACAGCTGAGCAAAGCGAGGTTGATATAGGATCCTATAGCGTTTATCTACCACTATCGTACACAGCAAGAACAAGAAAGTTTAAGCTGGTATGGGAATGGCAGTATGAAGGCTCTTCCTATTCTAATACAACGATGCTTGATATTGTAACCCCGTATGTAGATATACAGGAGGCTGCACAAGAAATGGGATTGGGTTCAGATTCTAATGATCCAAATCACAAGACATATCAAGAACTTAAGCTTGCTGAAAGATATGCAAGAAATATAATTGATGGATATACTGGTCAAAAGTTTTTCCTACACGATGATTATTTTTCTTCAGTAGGAAATGATTCTGACACTATGCCTCTTACCAAAAAAGTAAATAGACTGCACACCCTTCACGCAAATGATCAGCTTCTTATTGATAATTTAAATGAAGTTAATAACCTTGGCTTGACCGTAGATATTACTACAAGCGGTTTTGGGCTAAAGGTAAATATAGCATCTATTTTAGATAATGATGTTTATATAGCTAACGGAATGATCCCTCCATCAATTCACGACTCTTCTCCAGATATATTTAGAAGGTCTAAGAATTATAAAGTCTACGCTAGATTTGGTTGGGAATATGTTCCAAACGAGGTTCGTGACGCAGCTGTAGAAATAATGAAGATGTACTTTGCAAAAGATCGTGTCTGGAAAGACAGATATGTTAAAAAGGTCTCCACGACAGACTGGGACTTTGAATATTCTTCAGAAGCATTTAGTGGAACTGGCTCTTCATACGCAGACAAACTACTTGCAGACTATGTAATAACACAAATGGTTCTGGTGTAATGTTTGACTTAGTAGACGGCCTCATGACCATGAAGATGGACGTATATCGACAAACTGAGCAGCAGGATAAAGATACTGGCGCAATGATAAGGGAGTTTTCTTTTATAAAAACAATTGATTGCTATGCTAGAGGAGTAATTACTGAAAGCAGAAACAGGTCTAATGATAGCCAGAAGTTTTCAAATAAATATTCAAATAACCAATACATCGAGGCTAGAACATCCGACAGGCTAACTGCAAGAGATAAGGTTAAGAATATCCGAGATGTAAATGGAAAGCCTATCTGGTACGAGCTAAACTATCCAAGCGATACAGATACAGTTTTTGATGTTGTAGGAACTACACCAATATCAGACCCATTTGGAAATGTTGTAGGATATAACTCTTCATTACAAAGAGCGGAGAATCAGCAAATTGGCATCTGAAGTTTTAGCAATTAAAGCAGCAAGCGGATTAGTTAACCTTATGGCTAATAAGCCAGTAAGTGGTGCAATAAAAGATAGCACAGTTGCACAGATATCTGCTGCATTGTTTTATAAAACAAATGTCATGGCCAAGCTTGCAGAGAATCCTCAATTTCAATCTGCATTTAGAAATGTAATCTTTGATCAACTTCAGGTTGATTTTGGAGACTATGTGGACGCTAAGGCAAGAACAGCCCCTAAATCTTTTCACCATGTTTATGAATGGGGTAGAATAGGCGATGATCAGGCCAGACTATTCAAGTTGAAGCAGCTACCAGCCGATGGCCTTTCGCTAAAAGTTAATTATGAATTAACAGACTCTAAATCATTTGTGCCTTCTGAAAACTCTAACAATAAGCATGTGTTTGTTAAGAAAGCTTCAGTTATGGAAGAGGGAAAAACCGTAGTTATTTCTCCAAGATTTTCTGAAAGGCTTGTATTTGATGTTGATGGATACACAATATTTATGCCAAAGGGAGAATCTGTTACTGTGAAAAAACCAGGAGGAGCGGCAACTAAAAATGCATTCTTTGCACAATATAGATACTTCTTTACTGGACAGCTTGTTAACATGTCTATAAAAAAATCGGGATTCCAAAGACTATTTAATTCATCATTGTCTAGAGCATTAGGTGTACCAGCACAAGTTAAATCAGTTAAGTATAGCTTCTCTCCAAATCAATTGGCAAATGAAGCAGAAATTGCAACATCAGCAGCATTTGCGAGGTTAGTAAATGGCTAATTATAAACTAGATGCGATGTTTGAAATAAGAAAGTTTTTGTGGAATAGACTCACATGGCTTGGCATATTTGATGAAGAAAACTATTATTCAGATAATCTAAATGAGACTCTTGTGCCAATTGTCCCAGTCCAGCAACAGCCAGAGATGAATCAGTTCCTTAGCGGAAAGAAGCATATAGTCTATGACAAGGTTGGAATGTCATATGAGAACAACTGGATGATATGCTGCGAACAAATACTTCTTACCCTATATTCACCAGACCTTCTTGATATTGTTGAGATAAGAAACTTCCTTACTGATGAATTTAGAAGAATGGATGAGTCTGCCAAGGATGTAAATAAATGGGCGGGGCTATCAGATAAATTCAAGTTCCATAGCATCCATATAGCAGACATATCATCTACAGCCCCATCAGAAGAGATACAAGGCTTCTATGCAGCAGATGTAATATTAGAGGTAAAATACTCAAGAATAACTAATGGCCAAGGAAGATTTGCTTAATTTGCCTTTTATACCTTAGTAGAGTAAAATTAGAACAGAGGAAAGGGCCTAGCCAGCCACATATATATATATTAATTTCATGAAATGAAGGAGAAATAACAATGGCACAAAACATTGGAAATGCAAAAAACATTCTTGTTGGTGCATCACCGCTATTCTTGTCTGTAGACGATTCTACAGTTTCAGGATACGATGCCAGCATGGAAGCAGGACAAGCAAACGCATTTGCTGCTAACAAAAATCAGTTCGTACCAGCATTTGAATCAGGCGTATCTTACACAGATACACTAAATGCTGTTTCTGTTGAAAAAGCAGCAACACAAACAACACCACCAGCAGCAGCAAAGGGTGCAGCTTACAGAAACGTAGGATTTACAAATAACGGTCTTCAGATCAGCTACCAGCCAACATTCGACTCAGTAACTGTTGACCAGTTGCTAGATACAGCTAAGCTGTTTAAGTCTGCAATGATGGTTCAGATCTCAACAGAAATGGCAGAAGGTACTCTAGAGAACGTTCTTGCAGTATTTGGTCAAAAGGGATCAACACTTACATCATCAGGAACAGGTGTAACAGCAACTGACACACTAGGTTTGGAAGCAGGTGCACTTGGTGCGGCTCCAACAGAGCGTCAGCTAATTGCAGTTGGATCAGCTCCAACTTCAGAGGCATCAGCAACTGAGCGTGTATATTATGCACGTCGTGTTTTGTCTGTAGAACAGTCACAGTTCTCTTTGGCTCGTACAACAGCAACAACATTCCCAGTAACATTCCGTCTTCTACCATCAGGTGACTCAGATCACCTTGGTTCAGAATACGGTAAGATTATTGACCGCGTTCTAGCAGTTTAATTATATTAATAATTAATATCAAAGCCCTCAAGAAATTGGGGGCTTTGCTGTTGTACCCGTATAATGGTTATGCTATAATAATTTAGACGATCCTTAAGGAGGATA